CAACTCCTTCGGAGTCCGCTTGAGATACTCAAAGAACTTACCGATGGTTTGACGATCCACCTTCTGCACCGCAGAGAAAGCCAACAAGCACAAAGCCGCAGGGCTACTCGGAACTATTGCGTTGTTAGGATCTTTGACGATTGATTCCCAAGTCGGAAGACTGTCGGCTACGGCAACATAAGCCATCAGATCTCGTGCTGCTGGTGCACCAATTGTGCCTTCCAATGCACAGATGACTGCGTTCTCCGTGTTCTGCTCACGCTTCTTGAGAATGTTTGACGCTCTTGCAAGTGAGCGGGGAGAGACAAATGACCGTTGCACCTCTTTAGGATTAAAGATATATTTGTTCCCACCTTGTCCTGCATCAAGATAAGATGCCAATGCCTGCGGTGTCTCACGAATCCAAGCAAGAATCTCAGGGGCAATCTCATTCTTCAAAGCCCATTCACCCCATGAGTTAGGATCAACCGAGCCATCGACATTGAGACCTGCGTGTGGCTTACGCACATTGACCACGCTAATACGATTGCGAGAGTGAGCCATCATGTTGTCGCCTACGCCATCGCCTGAGTAATTACCTGCAGTTATGACTATCGTTTTCTTGTGCAGTCGTGTGCCCATAATCATACGAGGGTGGTTCAGCATTGGATGCAACATATTCTTGACTGCTTGATGACCCTTCGTATACTCGTCACAAAAGATAACGAGTGGCTCGTTAAGATGAAAACCCCATTGCTCATTCGGATATATGTTGGTAGTCCTAGTCTCATGGTTAGGGATCGGAATACCCAACTCGCCCAACTCCACATTAGGCACATCAATATAGATACCCTTGAAGCCTGTGCGTGCCACGATATTGTCGAACATCGAGGTCTTACCAACCCCTGGCTCTCCGACTAGGTGGAATGTTGCGTCCTCACCCATGGTCACGATTAGATCCTCGGCTTCTTTTAGGTTTACGAGGCGGTTCAAAATTACTTCAGACATACTATTCTCCTTGGTTAAATAAAAATAAATTAGGACATAACGGATTCGATCCGCTTTGTCCCTTACAACGAAAAGATATAACCATTGCGATCACGAAATGGCTTACCGATCTCCTGCTCTACTGCTTCAAAGATCGAGTCCCGATGGTGATACTTGATAAGTTCATCAAATATCATGACAAACTTAGCAGGATCACCCGTTTGCATGGTTGAACGATAGTCATAGTGGCAACTTACTGATGCAATAGCCCTCATGAGTTTGTATTTCATCTCAAGGTCGTTGTTTGCCATAGCATCTTCCACCATACCCATCAACTTGGCTCGTTGTTCGGGCACGCTTACACTCTTTGAGTCACCCCAATTCTGATACACATGGTTCCCCGTAAAAGTATTGCTGAGAAAGCCAATCCCTTTGAGTTCTTCATACAACTCCGTATGAGTGCCAAGTTTCCCATCAGCCAAGAGCATAGTCTTACCATACTCGATGAAGTCTGAGTAATACTTACGCAGTCGGTTCATCTCTTTCCTGCGAACCTTGTATTTGTATTCAGGTTTGAGATTCTTGGGTCTAAAGCCATGCCCATCAACAAAGTGAATGTGCATCTCCTCGTCTTTGCCTGTCGGCATAGGAAAAGCCTCACCCCCCTTGTTGATGAAATACCACTTGCCAGCCTCGGACTGAACCTCACCGATATGCTCTTGTAGCGTGTAGTTCAAGAACATCATGGTTGTCGGACCTCGCCATGTGTTCACACGCAAGACGATGCTCTCGTCAGGATAGAACTCGATGCAGTCTGTGCTATACAGTTTGCAACAAATGGTTGTGGCGAATTGACCAAGCGGATCACCCTCTACCTCAAGACTTCTGATGCGTTGGTGGATCTGCATATGGTCATACCGCCTGTTCTTACCCAAGGGTTTCTCAATGGGATACCGCCCCCGATAGGGGACTGCTTCCTCAAAGATCTTCTTGGCATACGCATAGTTGACCATGCTTGGTAGCCTTGCAGAGTTGTAAGTTGTAGTGCGATACATTACTTACCCCCCTTGAATAGCAGGTTCTCGTAATGCTCGACCAAGATCTTGAGCCTACGGTTCTCAGCCTCGAGCAACGCTTTATCTGCTATATCAAGACTGCGTGGTTTTACAAAGTCGGGGAATACACCATGCCTTTGGATTGCATCAAGGAATGGGGTCTCCATGCCATCGTCATACAAGCCGTTGGTAATCTTGGGCTTCTTGGTTTTAAGCAAGACTGGGTTCTCTGCCTTTGCTTTTGCCTTGGCTTTCTTTGCCCTGCGTTGCAATACCTTGACCCTCTTGGGGTTGCGGATCTTCCACAAGGCGGTGCTGATCGTGTTGGCTGACTTGCCTGTGGTTTTGACGATCTCAGCGTTGGTGGTTATGCCGTTAGCCAAGCACCACAAAGTTGCCTTCATGATGGACATGGCTTTGAAGTCAGGCATCAAGGGTGCGGGTTGGTGGGTTTGAGCAAGGCTCTGTTTTACTTCTGCTAATACTGCGTTTACTTCAGGTTTCATAACATACTCCTTGGTTTAGATTAAAAAAGACATATCGGATCGAATCCGTTTTGTCCCTACTTCGTTAGCCATAAAACAAACAAAACAGGGAGGGCTATGGCACACCCACCCACAAATAAAGTCATAAAGAAATCTTGGAACCACCGAACTGCCTCATACCAATCCCCCCTGTGCCTTTCTATTGCACAAGCATAGGTTGCGTCTTTGAACGCTTCGCTGACGCTACGGCTAGTCCTGCCTGCTACATGGCGAGGGTCTTCGATCCCACGATAGGTTCGCATATCAATACCTTCTACCTTTTCTACTACCATCTTCGGTCTTGCTTTTTTCATTTTCCATCTCCTTGTAATGCGGTTAATTTAGCCTTCATGATTGCGAGTTCGGCTTCCCCTTGCACATACTGCACAAGATCTTCGGCACTCCTGATGCCATCCTTGTTTAACTCAAGGATTACTTGGAACTCCCTGATTTGACTCAGTAATTCGCTAATGCGTTGCCCTTTGTAGTGTGTCGTCATAGTCCATACTCAATCTTGATTGACCAAAGCACCACGCAAAATGCGAGCACCAATAGGAATAATGCGGTTTGTAGATAGGCTTTCATTGTCTTGCCCTACTCATTTTGGACATGGTATCCATAGCGTTGTGATAGGCTTCTTGCCATGAGTCCGCCCGCCTTTCGGCTTGGGCAAGTTTGGTTTTGAGGGTTTGGATCTCCTCGGCAAGTATGCGGTTTTGATCCCTGAGCATCCGTTCCCGATCCTCTCGGTCTTCGATGTCATAGGCTTTCATACGATCTTCGGTTGTAAATGTAGTCATACTATTCTCCTGTATCAGGTGTTGGTTGAGTTAGGCGGTATGAAAAACCCTCAAGAAATCCCGCCATGTAGCCTTCCTTGAGTTCTGCTGAATTATGTTTGGGCGATACCATGCCTGTGCTTGGGTTGTATTCCAAGGTGTAGTTCCACGCTTTGACGCTTGCAATGTCGTAAAGGGTTGTGGTTTCCTGCTCGTATGGTTCGTCGTCGCTTGGTTCATTAAAGAAGTCGTCCTCGAATCTTGGTTCTCTTGGTTCACTCATGTTGTCCTCTTTGGGTTTAGTTGCTTGAGCATCTCAGGGTCGCTGATATAGGTCGGGGTGCTCTTGTTGATAGGCAATACTCGGCTTTGCTTGCGTAAGGTTTCACGCTTGGCTAGCATCTCACCGCAGGGGTGACAAAGCATCCTTTGGTTGGGATTAGTGGTATTTTGTAGGTTGCGTAGATACTCAAAGCGTGCCTGAGTAATGCGTGGGTGATGGCATTGGGTGCATAGGTGATGCGTGAATATGGGGTGGTTGTCGGGGTTGCCGAATGATATGAAGTAGGCTTCATGGTCTGGTGCGTTGGTGCGTTGCATAACATCTCCTCGTGTTGGGGACAAGTCGGATTGAGTCCGTTTTGTCCTTGGTTAGTAAAACAAACAAATAAAAACAAATAAAAAAGCAAATGAAGCAAGAAAAGCAAACATAGAACTGCCGTTGGTTAACCGCCTATACCATAGGTATAGTATACCACACTTTCCTGACAATGTCAAGTTTTTGTCCTACTTAGTGGGAAGTAGTGTTTATCGGTGTGCGAGGGTTTTTAGGTATAAAAAAGGGGGCGTTGCCCCCTTGGTTAGTCTAGTTCTTTTACTAATCTACTTGAGTTTTGGTATCGATCGACTAGGATAAGTTCAATCATGGCGGGCATACTAATATGGTTGCGTTGTGCTTCGTTGCGTAGTTCTTCAAGAATATCGTTATGTGCTCGGATATGCAAAGTTGAGAATGGGCGGGGTTTTGGTTTAGCCCCAAGTGCCTTGCGTGTTTCACTAGAAATGTATGATGCGTCTTTGATTTCGATGCCTTCCATTGTTATACCTCCATGGGATAATGGGTTGATTGAGTGTTACATTGTTATTGTATCATAAGATAAGAACAGGTCAAGAGAACAACAAAAAGGGGTAATGTTCTATGAAAAGGGGGGTAATGTTCGTAATGTTCTATGGGGGATAGAACAATATAAAGCCTTATGTGTATTGGCTTAGCGGGTGATTTATATATAATGTTCTATTGTTCTATACTATTATAAAACTGAACGAGGCTATGGACTTGGGAAAGCCTCTGCACTATGCGAAGGGGGTCTCTCGATCTGCCTAAAAATAAAAAATAGGGCTTGTAGTTTTTGGAACATTAGAACATTTGGAACATTACACGCAACTCTTTGATTTAATTGGATTTCTATTGTTCTATCGGGACAGAACGATATGCGTTTTTAATGGAACAAAAGGCTATTTTGTTGTTACAAAGGTATATTATTGTTACGCATAACAAAAACAAATAAAGGAAAGGGCTAATGCGTTGCTACAATGACCGTTCCCTATTGATATAGGGAATTAAAAAAGGGTAAAGAGAATTTTGGGCGAAAAAAAAAGCCACCCGAAGGTGGCTTGATAAAACAAAAAAGGCGGGTTTCCCCGCCTTGCACTACTCTGCCTTGATTACAACTTCAGGCAACATATCCCGAATTTCTTCGAGTAATGGGAGATTGAGAACCCCACGCAAACGGGACACAATCTCGCCACGCACAACCTTGCACTCTTCTACTAGCCCTGCATTGTTGTCCTTGGCACGACGCTCTAACTCAGCCTTGAATTCCTTGGCTTTGTCCAGATCAAGGTTTGACGCAAACTCCTTGGCTTTCTCAAGCAACTGAGAATCGGTAAAGCCCTCTAATTTCTTGGCTTTGGCTTCACGCTGAAGACGCTTCTTCTCGGCTTCAGCACTAACCGACTTGGGCTTCTCCAACTGAAACTCAGCCTTCAGAGAACCGCCAATGACCTTCTCCCAATAAGTCTTAGCGGTATCCTCAGACATATTGGACTTCATCGCCATCATACGACCGATGGTTACATCACGAACGCCCATCCAATGAGCATAAGTCGGGGCAATGCCGAGAACCTTAGCAATGCCACCAGCCGATTTACGCATGATCTCTTTGGCATTGAATACCATTGAGTCAGCCTTGAAGAAACCCTCAAGAGCGTTATCGATAATGTCCAACTGCTCGACAGGCAAAGCGAACTTCGCTGTCTTAGTGGACTCGGAAACAACCTGAACAACTGCACCCTCAAAAGGGTTTACAACTTTATTTGGCTTAGTAGCCATAATGCACCTCGTTAGAGTAAGTTAAGTTAAACGGGACATAACGGACAGAATCCGCTTTGTCCCACTGATGAGTGATGAATGTGTAGTTCATCTCCCCATATGTTTATAATACTCTTATTATGGTAAAAGGGTAGGAATTCCACAGGATATAGCACAGTAATTCCCACGCATAACCACGCATGGATTCAGCCGAGCCGACCCGAAAAAAAATCGAACTACATAACTAGCACCATAGTTCTAATAACTAAGTAGCATAGCCTACAAAAAATCGACTCAGTACTAACAAAATTTCAGCATAACTCAGACCCCACCATACCCGACCCCCCGAAGTACAAAATGGGACTCCGCATAGCCGACAATACACAATGATCTGCACGGTATATCACTCAATTTAAAAAATTCACCACTTACGACGCAAAGACATCCTATTCTCACGTAATAGATACGGTTAATCTCCTGGCAACCAAGTTTTCATCACACCCCCCACCCCCCTCTGTTTTTACTGCATTGCAACAAAACTTGTTTTATAGGAATAGGCCCCCCACCATTTTTCTAGGGACTCCTACCCCAGGGGGGTATATATTTGGTATATACTTTTTATGCTCTTCACGTGAGCAGGGGGAACATGGGATTTTGACCGCTTCACATGCTTCAACTAGCGCCCATAAGTACCCCACCTTTACACACTAAATAAAACCCTGTTACACTCCACCCATATAAACCTGACAAGAAGGTTGTATGCAAATACCTGTTGAGCCAAACCTCGACAAACCTATACCATTAGTAGCCCAGCCACAAAACGGCAGGGATTTACATGAGCGAGCTAAGATCGCTGGGAATACTGCACTCTTATTAAGAGAGCTTGGTATAGAAGAGAACGTCACCCCTGAAGAAGCAGAGAAGGCAAAAGAGATGTTTGCCCAGATGGAAGATGCTTCTAAAAAGAATACAGAACCTGCCCCAGAAGAGAAGGCGCTAAAGAACGTAGGCGTCGCCCTAAAGCTCGGCGGGTACATATCTGAGTACGAGAAGCAAATCGTTGCGGATAAGATCCAGGTCAGAACCGTTGTAGTCAACCGCTTGATGGAGATTAGTCAGGACGAGGACAACAAAACTGCACTTAAAGCCTTGGAATTACTAGGAAAAGCATCGGATTTGTTCACTGAACGCTCTGAAATCACCATTACACATAAGACTAGTGACGAGCTAAAGGCTGCAATTAAGGAGCGGATTGCTCAATTGATGCAAATGCAAAAGCTTGATAACAAAAGTAAGACAGAAAACCGCTTAGCTCAGCTAAAAAACAGCCAAGAAGACGTTGTAGACGTCGAAGTTAAGGAAAAATGAGCGCATCAGCCACTCAAAACCCTCCAAAAAAGCGGCTAACCCTCGCTGAATTAGAGTTTTTGGACAAAAACTTGGACCATATGGGCGAATCGGAGCTCAGAACTTGGTACAAAGACCTAGATACCACGGTAGTTGACGAAGAACAGGACGCAGCACAAGAGAATTTCATGGCTTTTGTGAAAAAAGCATGGCCCACATTCATAGAAGGAGCGCATCATGAGGAGATGGCATCAGCGTTTGAGCGAGTCGCAAGAGGAGAATGCAAGCGACTTATTATTAATATGCCACCTCGTCATACAAAATCTGAATTTGCTAGTTACCTCCTTCCTGCTTGGTTTCTTGGTAAATTTCCAGAGAAGAAGGTTATTCAAACCTCCCATACCGCTGAGCTTGCTGTGGGCTTCGGACGGAAAGTCCGTAATTTGGTCGACTCAGACGTTTACAAGTCAATATTTCCGGGAGTCGGGCTTCAGGCAGATTCAAAGGCAGCAGGTCGTTGGGCGACTAATAAGGGCGGAGATTACTTTGCAATCGGTGTTGGCGGAGCGGTTACTGGTAAAGGCGCTGATATCCTCATTATTGACGATCCGCACTCAGAACAAGAGGCAACTCTAGCCGAGAACAACCCAGAGGTGTATGACAAGACCTACGAGTGGTATACGTCAGGTCCAAGGCAGCGTCTACAACCAGGGGGGTCCATCATCATCGTAATGACCCGGTGGAGTAAGAAAGACTTGACTGCTCAGGTTGTAAAAGCAGCGCAACAACGCTCTGGTGAGGAGTGGGAAGTCATTGAGTTCCCTGCAATCCTGCCTGATGATGAGCCTCTGTGGCCTGGGTTCTGGAGTCTGGCTGAGTTAACTGCTCTAAAACAGGAACTTCCTAATGCCAAATGGATGGCGCAGTACATGCAGGCGCCGACATCAGACGTCAGCGCTATTATTAAGAGGGACTGGTGGCAGATCTGGGAGCATGACCACCCGCCGCAGTGCGAGTTTTTAATCCAGTCATGGGATACAGCCTTCCTAAAGACTCAGCGGTCAGACTACTGTGCCTGTACAACTTGGGGGGTGTTCTATCAAGCTAACTCCAGGGGGCTTGATGTGCCTAATATTATTTTGTTAGATTCGTTCAAAGAACGGATGGAGTTCCCAGAGTTAAAGCAAAAGGCTATGGAACACTATAAAGAGTGGGAGCCTGATGCACTTATTGTTGAGGCAAAAGCCTCTGGAGCCCCTCTAGTGTTTGAGTTACGAGCTATGGGTATACCTGTTCAGGAATACGTACCCTCAAAAGGAAGCGATAAAATTGCCCGTTTGAACGCAGTTGCTGATATATTTGCATCTGGGAGAGTTTGGGTTCCAAATACGCACTGGGCAGATGAGTTAGTTGAAGAAACAGCAAGCTTTCCAAGTGGCGAACATGATGACTTGGTGGACTCAATGACCCAAGCGTTACTAAGATATAGAAGGGGTGGCTTTGTATCGTTGGAATCTGATTATGAAGATGAGCCAGCACAGTTTAAGTCACGTAGGCATAAAGGCTACTACAACGTATAGGTAAATATATGGCAATAGATAAATCGTTATCACAAGCCCCATTAGGGTTAGGCGCACTCCCAATGATGGAAGAAGGGCCGGAGATCGAGATTGAGATCGAAGACCCCGAGTCAGTTGAGATTGGTATTGATGGCATGCCCATCCTGCGCATTGAAGAAGCAGAGCCTAGCGATAAAGACTTTGATGCCAACCTAGCTGAGTACATGAGTGAGGACGAGTTACAGTCCTTAGCTGGTGATTTAATTGGTGACTTTGACGAGGACGTCAGCTCACGCAAAGACTGGATGCAGACTTACGTTGACGGTATTCAGTTATTAGGTATGAAGATTGAAGAGCGCACAGAGCCATGGGAAGGCGCTTGTGGTGTGTATCACCCACTGCTATCTGAAGCCTTGGTGCGGTTTCAAGCTGAGACCATCATGGAAACGTTTCCAGCAGCAGGTCCAGTAAAGACAACCATCATTGGTAAAGAGACACAAGAAAAGAAAGATGCAGCTGATCGTGTTCGTGATGACATGAACTATCAGTTAACAGATGTGATGCAGGAATTCCGACCTGAACATGAGCGCATGTTATGGGGCTTAGGTCTATCGGGTAATGCGTTTAAGAAGGTGTACTTCGATCCAAGTATTGGGCGTCAGGTATCTATGTTCGTACCAGCAGAGGACTTAGTTGTTCCTTATGGTGCTACAGATCTAGCTAGTTCACCACGGGTTACGCATATCATGCGTAAGACCCCAAACGAGGTTAAAAAGCTGCAATATGCAGGGTTTTGGAGAGACGTAGACCTACCAGAGCCTGTTGACTCGTTTGATGATGTTGAGAAGAAGATCGCTGAGAAGATGGGCTTTAGGGCTACTACAGATGATCGCTACAAGATTCTTGAAATGCAAGTTGACCTTGATCTTCCTGGTTATGAAGATGAAGAAGACGGTAAGAAAACCGGTATAGCGCTACCGTATATAGTAACCGTTGATAAAGCTAACAGCACGGTTCTTGCGATCCGTCGCAATTGGAGGCCAGAAGATGAGCATCATAAAAAGCGTTCGCATTTTGTGCATTATGGTTATATTCCCGGTTTTGGTTTCTATTGCTTTGGTCTTATTCACCTCATCGGGGCTTTTGCTAAATCAGGTACTAGTATCCTCCGCCAACTCGTTGATGCCGGATCATTGGCAAACTTGCCGGGTGGCTTTAAGACCCGTGGACTGCGTGTTAAAGGTGACGACACTCCCATAAGTCCTGGAGAGTTCCGTGATGTTGATGTACCTAGCGGGACAATTAAAGACAACTTGATGACCTTGCCATATAAAGAGCCAAGCATGGTTCTGGCAGGTCTCATGGATAAGATCATCGAAGAAGGCCGACGTTTTGCTAACGCAGCTGACTTACAAGTATCTGACATGAGTGCACAAGCACCGGTTGGCACAACCCTAGCAATTCTGGAGCGTACATTAAAAGTAATGTCCGCTGTACAAGCCCGCATCCACTACTCATTTAAAGAGGAACTCAAGTTACTTCGTGACATCATTCGTGATTACACTCCAGATACTTACACCTATGAGCCAGTAGAAGGTTCGCCAAGAGCGAAGAAATCTGACTACGACAACATTGATGTCATACCAGTATCCGATCCAAACGCTGCAACTATGGCGCAGAAGATCACGCAATATCAAGCGGTACTACAGCTGGCCCAAGGTGCACCACAGATTTATAACTTGCCAAAACTACATCGTCAGATGTTAGACGTGTTGGGTATTAAGAATGCCCAGCAGTTGGTGAAGTTGCCAGAAGACCAGAAGCCTGAAGACCCCATCACCGAGAACCAGAACATCTTGATGATGAAACCAGTCAAGGCGTTTTACTATCAAGACCATCAAGCACATATTGGTGTTCATATGGCGGCTATGCAAGATCCAAAGATCATGCAGTTAGTTGGGCAAAACCCACAGGC